ACCACCCTACGCAAGCGCCGCGGCAGGCCCGCTCGGACCGGAGGCGAGGTTGAATGATACCCGCAACCCCTGCCGATCTGTCGGCGGTAAAACCCGCTCCAGTGCCGCGCTATGTCGGCAGGATGAGAAACGCCGCTCCGATGGTCGAAAGCACGATACCGGGCTCGAGAAGCCCTATCGCCCGAAGCCGCGCGACTTCCGCGATACCTACATCCGCATGGGTTGGGACGGCATCGCCGAGCACTACTGCACGAATTGGCGCGTCATCCGCCGATGGATCGAGGAAGAGGGGCGTGAGTTCCTCAAGGCCGCGCGGGCCGAATATGTCCGGGCTCAGCGCAGGGAGCGTCGCAAGCGGTACGTGCTCGGTCGGACGCTGCGCAAGGTTGGGGGTGAGTGATGGCTCTCAATGACAAGCAAGCATCGTTCGCCAGGGAATACTGCGTCGACAAGAACGCGACGCAGGCCGCGATCCGTGCCGGCTACAGCGCAAAGACTGCGTACTCGCAGGGCGAGCGACTGTTGAGACATGTTGAGGTTCGCGCCGAGATCGAGCGAACCCTCGCCAAGTCAGCCGCGAAGGTCGAGCTTACCGTCGCCAGCGTCTCTGCTAAACTGCTCGCTCTCGCCGACAAGGCCGAGGGAATGGACGGGCCGAGCGCGCTCAACGTCTCCCGCCAGTGTCTGATGGACGCGGCGAAGCTCAACGGGCTGGTCGTCGACAGTTCCGAGGTCGTGACCCGTTCGCCGGAGGAGCGGGCCGCACGTCTCGCCATGCTGAAGGCCGAACGTGAACGTCTCGCTCGCCCGCATTGACGCCGAGATCGCGGCGCTAGAGGACGAGGCGATCGACGACGAGGAGCGCGGCCTCAGCGCACAATCGCTCGCCACCTTCGCCCGCCTGGCCTGGCCCATCCTCGAACCCGCAACGCCGCTCAAGTGGGGATGGGCGCTCGATGCGATGTGCGAGCATCTCGAAGCCGTCAGCCGCGGTGAAATTCGGCGACTGTTGGTGAACGTGCCCCCGGGCTCGATGAAGTCTCTGCTAACCGGCGTCATCTGGCCGGCGTGGGAATGGGGGCCGCTCGATCGGCAGGAATTGCGCTACCTCGGCACGGCGCACAAACAGGACCTCGCCGTCCGCGACAGCACGAAATGCCGGCGACTGATCCAGTCCGCGTGGTATCAGCGGCTGTGGCCGGTTGATCTTGTTGGAGACCAGAACGCGAAGACAAAGTTCGAAAACGCGCGGACCGGCTTCCGCGAGGCGATGGCGTTCACCAGCCTGACCGGCTCGCGCGGCGATAGGGTGATCCTCGACGATCCGCACTCGGTCGACGACGCGAACAGCATCGTGAAGCTCGAAGGCGACATCATGACCTTCCGTGAGGCGCTGCCGTCTCGGGTGAACAATGACGAGTCGGCCATCGTTATCGTGATGCAGCGACTGCACGAGCGGGACGTGTCGGCGGTAGCGCTAGAGCTTGGGTACGAGCATTTGTGTCTGCCGATGCGCTACGAGGAGGGGCGTTCGAGGTGGGTTGTAGGCCAAGGCGACCCTCGCAAACACGACGGCGAATTGATGTTCCCGGAACGCTTCCCCGAGGCCCAAGTCGAGGAACTGGAGCGGACCCTCGGCGCGTATGCAACCGCCGGCCAACTGCAACAGCGCCCGACTCCGCGCGAGGGCGGACTGTTCCAGCACTCCTGGTTTCAGGCGATCGGAGCACTCCCTACCGACATTCGCCGCACGGTCAGGGCCTGGGACTTGGCGGCGACGAAGAAGTCGACCAGCAACGATCCCGACTGGACCGCCGGTGTGCGAATGAGCCGCACCTCCTCGGGCTTGTACATCATCGAGCATTGCCGCCGCTTCCGTGGCTCGCCGATGGAGGTCGAGGCGGCGCTGCTCGGCACGGCGAAGATCGACGGCACGAGCGTCACGGTGAGGCTTGCGCAGGATCCGGGCCAAGCGGGCAAGGCGCAAGCGGAACAGCTCGTGCGCAAGCTCGCGGGCTATCCGGTGAAGGTCGATCGGCCCACCGGCGACAAGGCGACACGCGCGGCCCCGTTCGCGGCGCAGGCCGAAGCTGGCAACGTGCGCATCCTCGTGACCGGCGACCCTGTGGCGGATGCGTGGATACAGCCGTTCATCGACGAGCTTTGCCTATTCCCTGCTGCGGCGCATGACGACCAAGTCGACGCGGCGGCGGATGCGTTCAACGAGTTGGCGCTGGGTTCCAACTACTCCCTCGCCAACGCCTGACGGCGGTAACGGCCACCATTGCCCTGGCTTAGGGTCGTGGCATGGCGCAAGATACCGCACCGTCTGTCGACTGGTCGATGCCGCTCGTCGCTGTGCCGACCAAGCGATTTCGAGGCGGCCCCCTCCCCCGGGCCCTCATCGACAAGACTTATCACCGGGAGCCGAATTACGTCCCCGTTCGGCTTGATCGCAACATCTGGACCAACTCACCCTCTGGCGGGACTTGGTACTTCACCGACGATGGCCTGGCCATCGGCGCCCACTCGGCGGATGGCTACGACGGCCAATTCACGGTGGCCAACGCATGACCGACAGCGGCCTTCGCCTGCGCTCCGTCCGCTTCAAGCCCGGTTTCGCGGCCGACAGCCTGACCAACGCGCTGACCGGCCTCGGGACCGTGATGGACCCGCGGATGTACAACGCCTATCGGGCCACCTGCCTCGGCCAGCACGAGATTGCCGCGGCCTACCTCGGCTCCGGGTTGATGCGGAAGATCGTCAACATCCCCGCGCTCGACATGGTGCGGGAGTGGCGCGACTGGAAAGCCGAAGACGCCGAGATCACGAAGATCGAGGACGAGGAAAAGCGGCTGCAGGTCCGGCAGAAAGTCCGCCGCGTCGAGGTCCTGCGGGCACTTGGCGGCGGCGCGCTCATCATGGGCCTGCCCGGGAAGACGAACCAACCCGCCCCGGAGAACATCGGTAAGGGCGAGCTTGCGTTCGTGCATGTCGTCTCGCGCTGGCAGCTCCAGTTCGACGCGACGCAGGACGACAGCCGCCTGCCCGGTTACGGCGAGCCGATCATGTACCGGATGGAAACGACGGTGGGGTCGATCGATCTCCACCCCTCGCGCGTCATCCCGTTCCGCGGCGAACCGATTCCCTCGCTCGTCGGCATTCCGAACTTCATCGAGGATTTCTGGGGCGAGAGCCGGGTTGCCGCCGTGCTCGATGCGGTACAGGACAGCGACACCGCGCGCGCCGCCTTCGCCAACCTGATCACCCGCGCCCGCAACGTCCGCATCGGCATCCCGAACCTGCTCAGCACCGTGGCCGACGAAACCGGCGAGGCCGCGTTCCAGCGCCGGATGCGCGCCTTCGCGACCGCCGAGAGCCTGTTCAACGCGGTGGTCTACGACGCGGGCGACGGCCAGGTCGGCGAGAAGATCGAGGACACGCAATACAACTTCGCCGGCATCAAGGACGTGATGAACGCTTATGGCGAGTGGGCCAGCGCGATCTCCGACATCCCGGCCACTCGCCTGCTCGGCCGTGCCCCCGAGGGCATGAACGCGAGCGGTGACAGCCAGCAGAAGGACTGGGCGAAGAAAATCCGCGCGATGCAGACGCTCGAGCTCGGGCCCTGCCTAGACCGCCTCGATCACTACCTCGTCCAGTCCGCGCTCGGCACCTGGCCCGATGGGCTGTGGTACGACTTCGCCCCGCTGGACCTGCCGAGCGAGAAGGAAAACGCCGAGCGGTTCAGGTTGCAGATGGAGGCCGCGGTCAACCTGCAGAACACCGGCACGATTCCCGACGAGGCGTTCACCAAGGGCATGCAGTCGCTGATGATCGACGAGGGCTATCTGCCCGGGCTCGAAGCGGCGCTCAGCGAGATGCCCGACGACGAGCGGTATGGCATTCAACAGCGCGAAGGAGGTGATCCGGACGATCTGGACGTGCCCGGCGGCTCGAATGGAAGCGGGTCGCCGGCACGTGCCGCGCAGGACGCATGGGTTGCCGACGCTACCCCGCGCCCGCTCTACGTCCAGCGCAAGCTCCTGAACGCCGCCGACCTGATCGCGTGGGCCAAGGAGCAGGGCTTCGAGACGACGCTTCCCGCCGAGGACATGCACGTTACCGTGCTCTACTCGCGCCGGCCCGTCGACCCGATGAAGATCGGCGAGGCGTGGTCGAACGAAGACGACGGCGGCTTGCTGATCAAGGCAGGTGGACCGCGCGCGATCGAACGGCTCGGCGAGGACGCGGTCGTGCTGATGTTCGCGTCGGACAACCTGTCCTGGCGCCACCGGCAGATGATCGAGGCCGGCGGTTCGCATGACTTCCCGGACTATACCCCGCACGTCACGCTGACGTATTCGGCGCCGGAGGGACTCGACCTTGAGGCGATCCGTCCGTTCACGGGCGAGCTCAGGTTCGGGCCGGAACTGTTCGAGCCGCTGGACGAGGATTGGAAGCCGAAGATCGAGGAGGCCTGATGGCCTACAACCTCGCCGCCATGGCACGCCGCGCCGGAAAGCGCCGCAACGCCACCCTGCGCGACATCGTGCCCCCCGCCGTGATGGCGACCAACCTCTACCGCGCCGCGTACTTGCCCGTCCTGAGCATCTGGACCCGCGGCGCCGATCAGATCCTCGCGCTCTACAGCCAGACGCTTGCCGAGATGACCACCGACAGCCCCGCCGACATCGAAGGCGAGATCGATCGGCTCGGCGCGGCGATGCAATCCCTGATCCTCTCGCTGACACCGGAGGTCCGCGATTGGGCCCTGCGCGTCGAGACCTGGCACCGGCAGAAATGGCGCGGGGCTGTGCTGAGCGCGACCGGCGTGGACCTCTCGACGTTCATCGGTCCCGAGGGCGTGCGCGAGACGATCGAGGCTCGCATTGCGGCCAACGTGGCGCTGATCAAGGACGTTGGCGCGCAGGCTCAGGCCCGCATTTCCGGCGCCGTGTTTCGCGGCCTGACCGAACGGCAACCGGCGCGCGAGGTGGCGAAGGCGATCCGCGAGGCGGTCGGAACGAAGGCCGACATACTCTTTGGCACGCATGGCCAGTTCACGGCCTCCGGCGCACTGCGCATGGCCCGGGCGATCGAGCCCTACGACCCGCTGTGGTTCGAGGAGCCGGTGCCGCCCGACATGCCGGAAGTGATGGCGGAGGTCGCGCGTTCCACTTCGATTCCGGTTGCCACCGGCGAGCGGCTGACGACGAAATGGGAATTCGCACGCATCATC